ACACAATATTCCGCAAGGTTCGCCGTACAAAGGCAAAAACAAACAACTGGCACTGTCGTGGTTGGCAAAGCAAAAAGGCATGAAGTGGAGTGCATTCAAAGGTCTGCTGAGCCGCGAGGATGACAGCGTAATTTCAACTGATGTAAAAGAGATTGCCAAGCTATTGCTGAACAAGTCTGCAAAAGCCGAAGACCTGGGAAGCGTTGAATCTATGATGAACGCATTACCTCCTGAAGAAGCACAACGAATGTTGTCAGAGCTCAAAGCAGATAAAAACTGGACTGAGATACAGCCCAGTGCTGAAAGCAAAGAACTCAACAGAATAAAAGAACTTGCAGGATTAAACCTTCTCAGTGTAAGAATGTTATAAACCTCGTTTTAATACCATATACGCTGGTTTTTTTCTATCAATGGTAAATATAATATAAGAACTTCATTGAGCATGAAGTACACCATTAGAGAACAAGGAGATTTAAAATGGCTGTAAATGACAACTGGGAAAAGGTATATTCCTCAAACGGTCTTGGTGGCAAGACACAAATCGTAACAATGAGCAAGAGCTCAATCAGCAACGCTGAAATGCTTGCAGCAATCCGCGCAGCAGAAGCAGAAGGCAACACAGTTGCAGGTACTATCAAAGCAACTAACGTTCTAACACTTGCAGTACAAGGTGCAGGTATCACTGCTGGTTCTAACTACGGTGCATCAGGTGTAACAGCAGCAGTTGTTGCAACTTTCGAAGACTAATAGTTTTTAAACTAATATTAAAAGGGTTCGTATTTAACGGACCCTTTTTTTATGACCAATAAGTACAATATGAAATTTAAACTTACTACACTTATTGATATCACTGATGCACAAGCTCGCAAAGGCGACGATATAATCAAAGTAAATCAACAACAGAATTATCTAGCAGCACTGCAAACAGTTTCATTGCGTTCAAATCCTACAATAAAAAAATCAACTTGCGAAACAACAGATGTACACATTGGCAATTACAAAGGAGTACACAAGGTATGGCATCTAATTTTTGAATTTGAAGGATACTATGATGAACTATATCAATTACTATTAGATGATTTAAACCTTGTACCAGTGATTGTACAACTAGAAGAAACAATCAAAATGGATGTGTCTGCATTTATTACCAAAGGCGATAGTATCAACACAACGCTTGAAAAAATTGACTAATAGCATAAATATAACAGTTAGGCATTTAATTTAAATCTCACGAAAAGGCTCATTCTTGTCGCAACCGTTGGAGTTATTAAATGTCGACCACTACAGATCTTGAAAGAACCAGTTTAGAAGCACATGTTGATTTGTGCGCAATACGTTATGACAACTTGGACAAGCGTCTTAGTAAAGTCGAAGAGAAACTGGAAGAACTAGCTAACACTATGAAAAATTCAAATACTGCATTGATCAAAGTTGTAGTAGGAGTAGCAGGTTCGGTAATAGCCAGTTTACTATCGGTAATTATAGTTGTTCTTATGAACGGTTAAGTCAGCATAAACAATGAAAATAGCCATATACGGTGATAGTTATGCAGACAACCACCGAACGTTACAAGACTCAAGCAATCTTGATGAGCACGAAACAAAAATATTTAAAACAGCGTTCGGCAAATTAGGATACACCGATATTAACACCTTCTTAAATAATCTCACACTAAAATACAAATGCTGGGTTGATTTATTATCAGAAACGTTTAGTGTTACAAATTATGCACGTGGCGGCACAGACTGCTACTTTTCATACAAAACGTTTTTAGAAACACACAAAAATTATGATAAGATAATTTTTCTAAAAACGTTTCCTGGAAGACTTTCATTGCACAACAAAACATGGCATCATTACTACAATGCATCAAGTATAACAGCAACTGATAAAATGTCGTCTATAGTTAGAGATTATTTCGTATATGTACAACCAGAAGATAATTTTAGAATTGAGCTGTTTGATAACTTAATGATTGAGGATGTAATGAGAAAACGTCCAGATACAGTATACATCGATGTAGCTTCGTCATCTAACACACAATCGATACCATTGTATGATGTGTATAAATCAGAATCAATTTTTTGGAATATAGATTACGAAAACATTGATTATATAGATGCAAGGCAGTGTCACATGTCTTATAAAAATAACACAATGATATACAACAAAATATGTAATTCAATAAAAAATTCAACACCATTTTTGCTATCAGATACGGATATCATTCAGCCCGATAACAAAGATAACTATATCTTTGACTCCATAAACAGTTTTATTAAATTTGTTATGAAATAACTTTGTTTAACAAAGTTTTAACTTGCGATAAATAATATATGCTGTTAAGAGATTTATTTCAAACATTAGACGAAGAGTCTGTAATAGAAAAGCAGATATGGGGACGCAATGGAAACAAAGTGGTTCGCAAATATCGCTGCTCTGGCGGACGCCGTAATGGACGTATCGTAAGTAAAATGACTGCGTGTTTTGCGCCGTTGGATATTAAACAGAGTGCAAGATTCAAAAGACTCAAATCTAGAATTGGCGACAAGATGTCACGCAAGGCCAGAAAAACCAAAAGAGTCAATCCGGCAAGTAGACGAGTACAGGCAATGAACAGATAAATGAGGAAATACAAATGAAAGCAGACGAGTTTATAACCGAAGACGATCGTTTAGATGAAATACTTCCTCTATTGGTTGGTGCAGCTAGAGGTGTAGGCATGGCTGCTGGTGCCGCTGCTAGAGCTGGAATCGGCGCTGCTAAACTCGGAGCAAAAGCAGTTGGCGCAGCCGCAAACGCCGCCGGTGCTGTAGCAAAAGGTGTAGGCTCTGCTGCAAGAGCAGTTGGATCTGTTGCCAGCGCACCATCTAAAGGTGTAGGTCAACAAGCAGCTAGCAAAGTTGCAGGAACAGCCAAAGATAAAGCATTGGACATAGCAAAAGATCAATTATTAAAGCCAGGCAGTACAATAACACTTCCTAGCGCAACAGGACAAACCAACTATAAAGTATCTAGTCTAAGAGGAAATGATGTAGAACTAGATAACCCGGATGCACAAAAGGATCCGACACAACCAACTAAACTTTTATACAAAAAAGATAATATTAAAAAGAACATGGCAATATGAAAATAACTGATCTTGAAATTTATACTACAAATGAAGAGAAGAAGTTGCTTGACAAGCTACAAAAACCATGTTACTTTGAAACATTATCTGAAAGAGAACAGCACGTTAGCGAAAACTTAGTAAGAAAAAGTCTTCTAAGAAAGATCAGGTATAAAGGAAGTACAGTGGTGTTGCCAAATGAAAAACCTTGACGAAGCATTACAAGAGCTCGAAGAAATTATCAATCAACAACTTGATAAGCATGTTATTCCTGTTAAAGCAGGAAACACAATCCGCATTGGGCCTATGATCATTAGGAAAAGTAAGTCCGCTGGATATATCGTAATCGATAGTAAAAAAAGTAAACAAGTCGAAAACACTTTTAGTAAGCCTGCTGCAATTGCAGTTGCAAAATCATATTTAAAAAACAGAAATTACACTCGTGTATTAGCATACGACACTCTTCTACAAAAAAATTATAATGATATTGCTTTTTATTATAATATCATTTCTAACAGCAGCGATGATTCACGCAAAGAATCAATCACACATAGGTTAGAAATAGCACATGACAAGATTGACAGTGCAACAGATTTTCTAGAAGAATACATTATGCGCGACATGTGATAAATAATATAAACACAATTCCGGGAATTAACAACATGAACATAAGAGAATTTGGAAAGCCAGTAACTTCAAAAAGTTTAAACGAAAGCCTTGCTTCTCGTTTTGGTAAAAAGATTGATTTAAACAGTTTTACATTAGAGCAGTTGCAAGACGCTCGTAACAAACTACGCACAAAGTTGTCTCAAGTAGAGACAATGGAAAGCTTCAATAAGGTTCAAAACGAAACCTATCAAAAGTCAAAGTTGATGCTAGACGTACTGAACGCAGCAATCAGCGAGCGTGGCGACATTGACGAAGAGTCAATTGAAGAATCAATGGTTACCGAAGGCGCAGAAGATCAAGCAGAGCTTGTAATGGCTGCTAAAGAAATGGTAGAAAAAGTCACAGGCTGGATGGAAGACACTGCTGAAATGCAAACAGAGTCAATGTTGAATCTTGCAGATGCTATCCGTGACGAAATGGGTCAAGAAGCTGCCGACATGTTTACCAACACAGTAAAGCCTGCACTTGACAGCTTGTATGGCGCACTTGAAGCAACCAGAACCGCACTAACCGGAGGTGTTGGACATCTAACTGGTGAAGAAGTAGCAACAGACACCATGGGTGCTGATGACGACATGACTGACATGGACATGGAACCAACTGTTGATGGCGAAGACGACATGACTGACATGGGCGCAGATGACGAATTTGCTGCATCAGAACCTGCTACTGGCGGCGATCTAGAAGCTGATCGTGCAAAGCGTGAGTCAAAAGATTACTCAGCAAAGAAAGCAGCCGCAGGCAAAGCCGATGGCAAAAAGGTTGCAGGTGCAGTATTAAAGAAGCTTCGTGCCAAGGAAAGCATTGACGGATCTAGACTAATAACAGCTCTTTCAAAAAAAAAGTAACTGAAGGCATCAACGGCGAAGTTTTATTTAGAGTCCTATCTCTGTTGAAAAACAAAGGTAGGACTTCCTTCTCTATGGAAGAGCTGAACAGATGGATGGAAAACATGAACGCACCACAGTTTTCCTATGATACATTAAAGGCAGCACACGATACAGATCCGCGAATTGCTGAATTGATCAAGGACTTTACACAAGACACTGTTGAGTTAAAGACCAGCGAAGTAGATGATCTAGAAGTTGACAAGAGACCAAAGAAATCCAATACTGTAAGTGCAATGGCTAGAAAAGCAGTTGACCTTAACGACTTATAATGCTATAATTTTTTTATGTCCCTAATAAAAAATAAATTTATCTACGAAAAGCTAACAAGAGTTGAAATAAACGGCAAACGAAAGTACGAAACTCCAGGAGGTACTCCTGTAGCAAGTGTTACAACAATTCTTGGTGAAACCAAAGATAAAACACATCTTATTGAATGGCGCAAGCGTGTCGGTGAACAAAAAGCGCAAGAGATAACAACAGAAGCATCGGGTGTTGGCACTCGTATGCACAAGTATCTTGAAGATTACATTGACTCCGGTGATTGGCCAGTTCCTGGAAGTAATCCTTATGCACAACAAGCGCATCAAATGGCCAAGGTCATGTGTTTATGTGCAGTCGTAACTTAGAATACCAACAGTTTGATATTTGGCCTGACGAGTTTGATTATTGGAAAGCCAAATGGTGGGACAGAGTGTATCAATACTATGAAAAGTTTGGCTAAATACTTAAAATAGTATTAGGAGAACATTCATGGCGATTGTCCAAATCTCAAGAATTCAGCACCGCAGAGGTCGTAAGTTATCTGGTTCTGGTATGCCTCAGCTGGCATCGGGCGAAATAGGCTGGGCAATTGATACACAGGAATTGTATATCGGAAACGGTAGTGTTAGCGAAGGTGCTCCTGCTGTTGGCAATACAAAAGTATTAACAGAACACGATAGTATTTTTACCCTAGCAGAACAATACATATACAAGCCAGATGTTGTACAAACCGGTGCAAGTTCAAGTGTTCCTGTAGCCAGAACCTTGCAAGAACGCCTGGACGACTTTGTTACTGCAACCAGCTTCGGAGCAGTAGGTGACGGTGTTACAAACGATACCGCAGCATTGCAACGAGCTATTGATCAGTTGTTTATTAATGCAGCTACCAAAGCAAATCCTTCCAGCAGAGTTACGTTGTATATTCCAGCCGGAACTTACTTGATCACTGCTCCATTGAGAGTGTCTTCGTATGTAACACTTGCCGGCGCAGGAAAAAACAAAACCATTATCGTAAGCACAACAAGCGCATTGCTTGAAACTGTGAACAGCGACAGTACTCCGGGTGATTATGAGTCACATGATTTGGATACTGCATTAAATCAGCCTCGTAACCTTAACATATCAGGTATAACATTCCGTGCCAACAACGTAGCATATCCTGCATGGCAATTATACAACGTAAAGTCTAGTATTTTTGATGATATTTCCTTTTCAAGTTTGTGGGAAACAGGCGACACAGAAGGACAAAATAGAGCAATTGACTTGCGTTCGTTGAGTACCGCAGTAACTTGCAATGACAACGTTTTTTCTAATTTTGAGATTGACGGATTTAACTACGGCGTGTATAGTGACTTTGATATCAGAGACAATGTATTCGAAAAAGGAAAATTTATTAATTGTAAACAAGGTGTTTCATTTGGATTAACTGCTAACGGATTTATTTTAGGGTCAGTTGGACAATTAACAGGACCGTTGTTTAATACAATTAAAAATTGTACTTTTGATTATATTGACGAACAAGGTATCAATGTAGACAACGGCGATTACAACTTGAGTTACAGTAATAAATTTTATAATGTAGGAAACGATGCAGGCTCTCCTGCATTGGCGTTGTATCCTAACATCACATTTAATACTGCTACCAACGTATCTGACCTGGATTATTTTGCAAGAACACAGTCACTGAGTCCAAACGCTACAACTGATTTATATGCTGGTATAGAATACATTCCGGAAATCGAAGGCAGAACAAGCTATCGTAATTCTTACTACAGCGAAACTACTATCGGCTATCGTCCGAGTGCTCAGAACATATTAAAGTTTCCAATTGTTCAAGATGGCACAATTTTTATAGATTATATCTATACAGAAGAAACAAACGATTGTGTTAGAGAAGGTACACTAGAAGTAGTATGCAACTACTCCGATGCTGCATTAGTTGTTAATGATGTTTATACATGGGTAGGAGATACTGCCCGTGCGTCAGACATAACATTCACTGCTAGTTTTGTTAACTACGGAACTGCAACTCGTTTGCCGCCACTGGACGATTCAACACTTGGATACGATACTGTTGCAGTATTGGCTCAAAATATATTGCCATCTATATCCACAGACCGTTTATTATACACAGTAAGAGTAAAAGCATAATATATGTTTGATAAAAAATACGAAGAAAGGTTAGCAGCCTGGGTTGATTTTAGAAATCAACTCGAAACCTCCGATACCCCGTTTGAAGACATATTCAATTTTTATAATCGTGCGCCACTAGTTAAAATACAAGTTGACCCGTACGATCAGTCATCATGGTTGGATCCGTGGAGACTATTGTACGAAAACAAGTATTGTGACTTTTCTATTTTATTAGGAATTTTTTACACATTAGCATTAACTACAAGGTTTTCTGACTCCAAATTTGAGATACATATCTGTACCAATAAACATAAGTCTGAAATAAAATACCTATTGTTTGTTGACAACAATGTTATTGGTTATGACCCTAATAAAATACTTTTAAAAAATGATTTGCCTGCAACCTTATTAATCGAAAAAACATACGAGCTAGATATAGCTCAATAAATATTCAATCAAATAGAACAAGAAAAGGAAAAACTGATGATTTATGTCACTAAGCGCAATGGGTCGCGAGAAGCTCTTAACATTGAAAAACTGCATAAGGTAGTGTTTTATGCATGTGAAGATATTACAGGAGTGAGCGCAAGCGAAGTTGAAATAAAAAGTCAAATACAATTCTTTAACGGCATGAAAACCAGTGAGATTCAAGAAACACTGATCAAAGCCGCAGCAGATCTTATCAACGAAGACACACCGAATTATCAATACGTTGGCGGCAGACTTATCAATTATGCATTGCGCAAAGAAGTCTACAACGGCTACACACCATTTCACGTAAAAGAGCTTGTGGTTAAAAACACTGAACGTGGGTTTTACGATCCAGACTTGCTAGGATATTACAGCGATGACGAGTGGGAAAAGATCAACAGTTTCATCAAGCATGAACGTGATGAAAACTTAACCTATGTTGCTATGGAACAACTCCGCGGAAAGTATCTTGTACAAAATCGTGTAACAGGCGAAATATTTGAAACTCCGCAAATGTGTTACATGTTAATTGCTGCTACGCTGTTTAGTAACTATCCTAAGGAAACACGCCTACGTTGGGTAAAAGACTATTATGATGCAATTAGTCTGCATGATATCAGCTTGCCTACTCCTGTTATGGCAGGCGTTCGTACACCACAGCGACAGTTTAGCAGTTGCGTACTTATTGAGACGGGCGACAGTCTTGACAGCATCAATGCTACAAGTTCAAGCATTGTTAAGTATGTAAGCCAGAAGGCTGGCATTGGCATTGGCGGCGGTGCTATTCGTGCAATTGGTAGTCCTATACGCAAAGGAGATGCATATCACACTGGCATTATTCCTTTCTATAAAATGTTCCAAGCAGCAACTAAAAGCTGTAGCCAGGGTGGTGTGCGTGGTGGTGCAGCAACAATTTATTACCCTATTTGGCATCTTGAAGTAGAAGAAATGTTGGTGCTGAAAAACAACAAAGGCACTGAAGAGACTAGAGTACGTCACATGGATTATGGCGTACAATTTAATAAGTTGATGTATGAAAGACTTATTACAGGCGGCGACATTACACTGTTCTCTCCTAACGATGTTCCTGGATTGTACGAAGCGTTCTTTGCAGACCAAGCAAAATTCCGTGAACTATACGAAACAGCAGAACGCAATACAAGACTACGCAAGAAAACAGTTAAGGCAATTGAACTGTTTAGTTCATTCATAGAAGAACGCAAGAACACCGGACGTATCTATCTACAGAACGTAGACAATGCAAATGACCACGGATCGTTCATTCCAGAGCTTGCACCAATTCGCCAAAGCAACCTTTGTGCAGAAATTGATTTGCCCACCAAGCCATTAAATGATTTAAACGATCCGGAGGGAGAAATCAGCCTTTGCACCCTTTCCGCCATTAACTGGGGCAACATGAAAACAACAGCTGACTTCGAACGTGTATGTCGTTTGGCAGTGCGTGGACTTGATGCACTACTAAGCTACCAGGGCTATCCTATATTAGCAGCACAACTCAGCACTGAAAAGCGCCGTCCAATAGGTGTTGGTATTATTAACTTTGCATACTGGCTAGCCAAACAAAATCTCAGCTACCAACACATCACACCCGAAGGACTAGAGTTGGTCGACGAGTGGGCAGAAGCATGGAGTTACTACTTGATCAAAGCAAGTGCTGACTTGGCAGCAGAGCAGGGCGCTATACCTGGATTGATGGAAACAAAGTATGGCTACGGAATTACACCTAATCAAACCTATAAAAAGGATGTAGATGAACTTGTACCGCACCGCGAGCGTATGCCATGGGATGACCTGCGTGAACAACTAAAAACAACAGGTATTCGTAACAGCACACTGATGGCTCTTATGCCCAGTGAAACTTCAGCACAAATTGCAAACGCTACAAACGGAATCGAACCACCTCGTGCATACATTTCAGTCAAGCAAAGCAAGCACGGTGTTCTAAAGCAAGTTGTTCCAGAATACAAACGTTTGAAGAACAAGTACGATTTGCTTTGGGATCAGCGTAGCCCAGAAGGCTATTTAAAAATTATGGCAGTGTTTCAAAAATACATTGATCAGGGTATCAGCGTAAACACAAGCTATAACCCTATCTTCTTTGAAGACGAAAAGATTCCAATGAGCGTTATGTTGCAACACCTTATCATGTTCTACAAGTACGGTGGCAAGCAATTGTATTACTTCAACACCAACGACGGTCAGGGCGAAATTGATGTGTCAAAGATGTTTACAGTACAAGATACAGAAGAACCCGCAGCAGACACAGATGAAATGTGTGAAAGCTGCACAATATAATTGACATCGTTATGGTGTTATGTTAAATTTACAATTGCTATAGAAACGAGGTAAACTATGAGCGTCTTTGATATCCAGAACCGTGCAGATCATACAAAAGTATTGGCTTTTCTTGATCCAACCGGTGGACCCACTATCCAACGTTATGACACACTAAAATACAAATACTTTGATCAATTGACTGACAAGCAGCTAGGATTCTTTTGGCGTCCTGAAGAAATTGATATCTACAAAGATGCTAAAGATTTTAAAGCACTAACTGATCACGAGCAGCATATCTTTACATCAAATCTAAAGCGTCAGATCCTACTGGACAGTGTTCAGGGTCGTGCACCAGTTGAAGCGTTTAGTCCTATTGTTAGTTTGCCCGAACTTGAAAATTGGATCACTACTTGGACATTCAGTGAAACTATTCACAGTCGTAGTTACACACATATTATTCGAAACGTTTACAGCAACCCTAGCAAAATCTTTGACGAGATGATGGACATTAGAGAAATTGTTGATTGTGCTAGCGATATCTCAAAGTACTATGACGACTTGATTGAAACCAGCATGTATTATAATTTGCTCGGCGCAGGTACTCATACAATTAACGGCAAGACTGTAGTAGTTGATCTTTATCAATTAAAGAAACTGTTGTGGCTTACTCTTATGAGTGTTAACATTCTTGAAGGCGTTCGTTTCTATGTTAGCTTTGCATGTAGTTGGGCATTCGCCGAACTCAAGAAAATGGAAGGCAATGCTAAAATTATCAAGTTGATTGCACGTGATGAAAACCTGCATCTTGCAAGCACTCAAATGTTGCTGAAGCTTCTTAAAAAGGATGACCCTGATTACGCTAAGATTGCAAAAGAAACTGAAGCTGAATGCATTAAGATGTTTGTAGACGCAGTTGATCAAGAAAAAGCATGGGCAAAGTATTTGTTCAAAGACGGATCGATGATCGGACTAAACACACAGTTGCTAAACGAATACATTGAGTGGATCTGCGCAAGACGTATGGGTCACGTAAATCTTCCATGCCCGTACAAGGTTCCATCAGCCAATCCGTTGCCATGGACACAAAAATGGATTAGTGGTGCAGACGTTCAAGTTGCTCCACAAGAAACTGAAATTACTAGCTACGTCAGCGGCGGCACTAAACAGGACGTTGGCACCGATACATTTAAAGGACTAAGCCTATGATAGAAATTTGGGGGAAACCACAGTGCCCATACTGTGAAAAAGCAAAGCGTCTTTGCGAAAATAGAAATTTAAAATATGTTTACAAGCAACTTGACGTTGACTTTACTCGAGATGAAATTCTTGCAGAGTTTCCCGAAGCAAAAACATTCCCCCAAATTAAAGTCAACGGTACCAGCATCGGCGGCGCTGATAACCTAGTAGTTTACTTAGAAGAAACTGCATACAACGGAACAGGGTGGTCACTGTAATGGCAATGAAAAAAATAAAAAAATCAAGATCACCTAGTATGAAAACACGAGCTATTAAAGCAGCAAAACGAGCTATTAAAAGGAAAAGATAATGTTAATTGAAGCACCGTTAAAAGATGGTGATACCGTTACTATTAAAACATTCAACGGTGACGAACTAATTGCTAGATTGGTTGAAACTAAAGCAAACACCTACGTAGTATCCAAGCCACTGGCAATTATGGCAACACATCAGGGAATCGGCTTAGGTCCGTATTCATTCACAGTTAATCCCGACACTAAAATTGAAATTAACAAAAATGCAATCATCTTTATTGCAAAAACTGATAGTGATATGGCAAAACAGTATACTAGCAGTACAACTGGAATTAAAATGGTTTAAGGAGTAAATTATGCCAATAGGAAATTTAAATTCAGCACTTTCTTCATCAACAGCATTAAACAGTAGTGTAGGTTCTGTAATACAAACTGCCGGAGGTGCGTGTGATATCTTTAATACACTTGGATCTTTGGTAGATGAAGCACTATCTACAGCATTGAAAGCAGCCGAAACTGCATTTCAAAATTTTGTCGGCGGGTTAGGAGGTATTGCAGGGTCTATTAACGATTTCCTCGGAGGAATTCAAGATGTTTACAACAATATTACAGATTTTGCAAAATGCACTTTCTTCTATTGAAAATGCCGTTGACGGCGTGTTAGATTCTATTACTTCGACAATATCCGGAGCAGTTGATGCAGTTACCGGAGTAATTGGGGGAATTACTGATGCAATTGGCGGAATAGTAGACGCCCTTGGAAATGCTGTAAACGTTTTATCTGCGGCAGCATGTTCTGGCCTTATGAACGCAGTGTCGGGTATCCCTGCAGGAGTTGCCCCTGTTGCAGATTCATTGAATTCATCAAGTTCGCCTGTAGAAGCAGCAAAATCTGCAACGTCATCTGCTTCGTCTGGCCCTATTTCTGCAATGGGATCGGCTGCGTCTTCGGGAGTTAATGCTGTAGCAAATGCATTTCAATCTTTGAACATTTTTTATACTCCTACTCGTGAAAGTATAGAAGCACAAGCAACCGAACTTAACAATTTGATTGCATCCGGAGGCATGTAATGCTATGAGTAGAGGAGTTGCTAGACTACATGACAGAACGTTAGGAACTTGCAGTCACCCTTCGCATCTTCCAATTACTGTAGGAGGCAAAATTATTACAGCTTCAGGTACAGTTAATGTTAACAACCGTAAAACTGCAAGACTCGGTGATACTGTTCTTACGGACTGCGGGCATACCAGTATAATAGTTACTGCTTCGGGTACAGTAAGTTCTACCACAGAGCGTGGCACAAAGGTTGCAAGACTTGGTGATAGCATTGGCAACGGCCCTTACGTTGCCACCATTATAACAGCATCAACTGATACATTTACATCTTGACAACAAAATGTAAACGTGTTACTTTTAACTGTTAAAAAAGGTGAAACATGAAAAAGATTCTAACGGACTGTGACGGCGTGTTGTTGGACTGGGAAGGCCCATTCCATGAGTGGATGATTAAAAAAGGATACACCAAGATCAAGCACGGCATTTACAACCTTGCTGAAGCATACGGTATTCCCAAAGAAGACAAGCACGACATTGTACGTGAATTCAACGAAAGTGCTTGGATGTGCTGTTTGCCAGTGCTGCGTGACAGCCGTACCGGCGTTGCAACTCTTGTAGATGCAGGCTATACATTTGATTGTATCACTAGTCTTAGCACCGACCCGTATGCTAAAAAACTGCGTTGGGAAAATCTGCATCAGCACTTCGGCGGCGATGCATTTGAAGATCTTATCTGTCTTGACACAGGAGCAGACAAAGACGATGCATTGATGAAATACGAGCCCGGGCTGTGGTGGATTGAAGACAAGCCAGAAAACTGTGATACTGGGTTGAAATACGGCCTGAAGCCAATTCTAATTGATCACCCACATAACCAATGGTATCAAAATCCACAGGTGGTTCGAGTGAAGAACTGGCGAGAACTATGCGAGGTAGTTCTTGCTTAATGAAGATTCTGTTCACGAAAAGTTAAAACTAGCATTTGCAATATACCTGCAAGAACACGAAAAGTTCGAAGTCAAGGGTGTTAAAGCAAGTGCAGTTCGTGCAAGACAGGCTCTTCACGATATGAAAGAACTAATCATATCTAGAAGAAAAGAAATACAAGATAAAAAGACTGAGTTATAAATACTATATGGATACTTTAGACGACTTAAGAAAATATATTGCTAGCGAATACGGAGTGTCTCCTGATTTTTATGACAATAAAATTTTAAAATATCGTGCAATCACTTTCGAAAAAAATACTGTTTCAGTTATAGAAGCAAACAAAAGGTTCACAGACATGTGGACTGTAAAACGAAACAAGCATTCAATTGACTTCTTCCACACTGACGAACTTGTTAATGCAGTGGGTCCTGGTGGAAGTTTATTGTATTGGTTTATGCCTGAATCGAGGATGTAATGGATAAAGAAAATATTTTGTATTTGTTCAATTTGGCAAAAAGAGCAGAATACTTTGACACAGTCAGAAAAGATACTATCAAATATATTTTTGAGCATACAATTTCAGAACAGCAATTGAGAATTGAATTGGTTGTAATGTCTGCAATGTGGGCAGCTAAGAAACTTAATACACACCTAAACAAGCATGACTTAGAAATGTTTTTTAATGTTGACACACATGATGAAAACAAAGAAGAAATATTTAATTTAGAACTGCTGGATCCTACGAAAGAACAAGTCACCCACACGGAACTGATGGATATGATTGTAGAATCATCAAACACAATATAAAGGTAACCCATGAATCCCCCAAGTAGATCTCACCGCAACTGTCCTCAAGAATTGATTGACGAATTCTTAAAAAATGGTAATAAAATTACTGTTTGCAAACCGTTTGAAACCACTGAAAACATTGTATACACAAATGGATTCTATGGTAAAAAACAAAAAACACCTACAGAACAAGAAGTTTAATGTTAGCGTTAATATTTTATTTTCGTGTAAATAAAATATGACACAAACAGAACGTAAAGAAGCCAATAGATACTATTGGATTGTTAAAGGGCATTTGATTCCAGATGCATGGCCTGAAAAAGACATCCTAAGTGTGTATAACAATTACTTTGAGCGTATCTGGGGCAATCACGAAAACGTTGTACACGAAGATGGCTTCGAGGAAGCATGGAGGAAAAAACATGGTTAGTAGAGATTTTGGAAATCTTTCAGACGACGATCTAAGACTACTAGAAGAAATAGTAGCCAAAGAGTTTGCAGTAGCCAAATCAGAACATTCAGCTAACAGTCCTCGTTTGCTACGAATATACAATGCGTTGCGAAGCCAAAGAAATCTCTTGACAATGCCCAAATGGTAGTATACATTTATACTACGATGTGAACGAAGCATGGGGGCAACTGTGGCTAAGAAGTTTGCTAAACGTTACTTGAAACCTGCGGATTGGACTTTCAAAGGCAATCTGCTGGTAGGCACTGAATGGAGTGTAGCAGGTAGCAAAAAAGACAGCTTCTACACAGTTGCCCTTACCGAACAGGGATTCACATGCGATTGCACAGGATTTACCTTCTATGGTAAGTGCAAGCACAGCGAACAAATTTTACAAGCCTTTGATATCGAACAAAACTATTCGGTCGCATAATCCTACAACAGTGCTATATTAAATTATAACGCAACAGAGGAACACGGACATGATGCAGTTTGAAACCGTCAACAAAGACCATTTTGTCGCTACCAATAGTATCAAATCGGTTCGTATCTCAAAAGTGTACGGCGGACAATGGATGCTGTTTACGCCCGAAGGGCGTCTGCTCGATGACTTCACTTCCGCTGGTCCTTTCGTAGACTTTGAAGCTGCAAAGCGTAATGCTGAAATGAACGTTGGAATGAAAATGAACTGGGAGGATTTTTGATGCTGATTGTATTTGATATCGACGGCACACTGGCTAACATCGAGCACCGGCTGGACTATGTTCGCAGCAAGCCAAAGAACTGGAAAGCGTTCGACGCTGGTATTCCAAACGATGCTGTGAACCCGTATGTTGCGGAAGCGTTTCACTCGCTGAAGGCTGCTGGTAACGATATCATCTTTGCAAGCGGGCGCAACGAGCGTAGCCGTGATGCTACTATGAAGTGGTTGCAGGACAATCGCTTTTGGAACTACACTGCCAAACTGTACATGCGTAAGGCAGACGACTTCCGTGGTGACGATATTGTCAAGCGTGAAATCCTTGATGAGATCATCGCCGACTACGGTCGTAAGCCTGACATGGTGTTTGATGACCGTCCGCGAGTTGTGCGTATGTGGCGTGAAGAAGGGATCTTTGTGTTCAACGTATATCAAGGTGATGAGGACTTCTAAATGATTACCAAATTCGTTCTAATCGTTTGGTTGGGCTGGGGCAGCGAAGAAATACTATCGACTCAAAGTTTTGATACTCGTGCAGAGTGTGATGCTGTAGCTGCTGTTCTTAAGGTAGAAATGGATAAGGATGGTTGGTATCGTTGCAAGCCTTACACCTTTGATGGAGAAGCAAAAGAATGATTAAGCCTGTTTGTATTGTTATGGTTGGCTTGCCTGCTGCTGGTAAGAGCACTCTAGTAAACCGAGTAATTCGAGACATGGGTGACCACGGTGATGGGGTGTTTGTTTACAGTACTGACAATCTACTTGAAGCATGGGCTGCGGATGATGG